GGGTGGGGCCCCAGCAGCTATCCTTTTTCCATAGCTGCTCTGTTCTGTGTTTTGTGTTTGTGTTGTTCTCTGTGTTTTTTGCTGCCGTTCTTGTTCTGTCATCTGTTGTCGTTTCTGTTGTCTTCTATTTTGCCCCCTTCTTTCCTGTTGTCAATTCTGCGTGTTGTTTTATCTCGTAATTTAAGCGCGTGGTTTTGTCCATGGTTTAAGCGCGTAGATTTCTCGCTGTTTTTCTGTTGTTCGGCGTGTTGTGTTTGTGGTGTGTTATTATATAAGTATCAGCCAAGGAGCAAGGAAAAGGATGGTGGTTGATATGTGGTGTTTTACTGTTACATCTGATGATTTTACGGTGTTTGAGCTCACGCCTGAGTATGTGGGGGTGTATGGTCCATATCCGGCGGATACGTTTAAGAAGGCGCTAGACGGCGTGCTTGATGTTGTACGTCGTGCATTTCATGGGTTTGATGTGTATGTTGGTTTTGCTCATTCCTCGTTTGACCAAAAAACGGGGTTTTTGAATGGTATTATTAAAGTGTGTTTGCCGTTTGAGGGGGTGCTTGATTATGAAGAGTAATGATGACCGCACGAATTGGTTTGATGACGGTATTTTGGATGATGACCGTGTGCGCCGTGTCATTCGTGGCCGTCGGCGTAATCTGCGTTTGCGTGAATATAATAAAGGTGATGGCGATTGGGAGACATTGTGTCGTAGTATAGCACTACTCAAGGACTTTTATAAACCCCAAGGCGGTCAAGTGGCGTTTGCCGACAGTATCGAACACGCGGCGAACATTTGTCTAAGCATCTCGCCTCATTCATCAATGTATGCCGCATTATCACGAACGCAGGACATTGAAATGTTGTCCGGGCTTATTTATTGTCCGGCAATGGTGGCGTGGTGCGCGGTCTGTCATGTCAAGGGCGCAACTTGTTATGAGATGTGCAAGACTTGGAAGGGTGCTGAGTTCGCTCAAACCATCATCAAAATTGCGTGTCTCTGTTTTGACAATCTGACCGAGGTTCGATATACTGATGAAGACATTGCAAGAATTTCACAGCAACAGTAATACTAAGAAGAAAGGCGGCATGATTATGGCATACATTAAGCGAGTCAGGCACTATAGTATTGTGCGCGGTGTTACGCGCGACGGAAACGGGGAACTCGGGGAGGCCGATGTGGTCGTGGGCGGCGCGTGCCGCACGGCTGACATGGCAATGAAAAAAGCCCGCAAGATTAACAAGGACATGCTACCCATGTCCGCTGAATATCATGCGCAGGTAACGCGCATGGATGAAGCAATCTATTGGGCTAATTGTGAATTTGGAGATGATACCATCATCGACTATCCGGGGTCGGTGAACGGCAACGTGGTTGAAGATGATATCATTTCCGAGGAAAAATAACTATTAATCCCTATAAGGAAAGGCAACACTAATGGCTGACAACGAACTGACCGTAACAAACGGCAACAATTTTGCGGCGAACGGCGCTAACGCCGTGTCCCATTTTTTTGACACCACTACTATGGACGGTAAAATGGCGCTGTACAACGCCATGCAGACCGCCGATAAAGTGGATGAACATCTCAACGAACCACTGCATGTTACTAATGTACTGGCGCAGTCTATCGAGGTAGCCAATCAGGAAACGGGCGAAATCGACTCTTCTACCCGCGTTGTCATCCACGCGGAAGAGGGCGACTTCGCCGCCGCCTCCCCCACGTTGGCGCACGCTTTTGGTAATCTGTTCGCCATTTTCGGCACGCCGGACAAGTGGGCCGCGCCGCTCGTCCTCAAGGTTGTGGAGAAGAAGAGCCGCCGTGGCTATAAGTTTTTTGACATCGAACTGGTGTCGGAAAAGGATCGCAAGTAAACTACTTGTCCACATCATACGATAGCATAGTAACGTCCCTATAGGGATGTTGCCGCCAGACTCACCCTCGTCGTTTTCTCCATCCTTACGGCGGGGGTGTTTTCATACTCACAAAAAAAGGGGGGGGCGTGGCAAAACGCAAAAACAACCGACGCGCCAACAATCTGAAACGTAACGCCGCCATCAGGTCGGCACAGGTACGCAGAGAGCAAGCGGTCAGAGATTATAGCACCGGACATCTCCCCAAGCAAATCACCGAAACGTTTCTGGGAAAACTCAGCGCCCAACAACTCGAACAGGTCACACGCAGAATCGGACATGAATTCGGGGAACAACAGCAAGCCTTGAGAGCCCGAGATAACGAGCCGTATCAGGTTACCCCAGACGTGCATATCACGAAACTTGACCGTGAGCTAGCGGCGCGCCCGCTGATTACCGACGCGGAAATCGCCGCCGCCCCGTCAAAACGTCGGAAAACATTACGACAGCAACAGCGACGCCGCACCGAAGCACGGCAGAAAATCAAACGCGCCCAACAATTCGAGGCATTGAACATGGCCCGCTACACCGTGGGCGAAATACGTGAAATGGAACGTGCGGGAGAGTCGCCGTTTGATGTGTTGGGCACTCACACGGTTGGCGGTTCGGCGCGCGACGAACTCACGCGCAACCGGGCGAACGTGTTCGGCTCGGAGCGTGGCATAAGCCACGCGCGTATGATGATACGAGAAGGGAGCAGGCGGAGACTTGAACGAGAGATACTCGAATACGCTGGGCTTATAGGCCGAGCGCCATTGCACGCAGGCACTGGAAAAATTCCCGAGAACGAGGGGGTTGCGGATTTTGACAGGGTCGCACAGCAACTCGAAGCATTCGACTCCAATATCGCACAAAAATTCGCGTCTCTATCGAACCGTCAAAAACGATGGCTGATAAACAACACGAATTTCAGTATCGCAGTACGGGAGGCCGCATGGTATAATGATAAGACACATAAATGGGAGACAAAAGCGGATGCGGGTGATGTGGAGACACGACTTGACGAATGGATGACCAGCGCGACACGACACTAAGAGGATGGAATCATGAGAGAGCGTCGAACGGCGGCAACAGACGGCGCAACACTATTGACGGATGACGGTATGGAACCATTGACGGCAAACGCCATCATCCGTCTCACCATGGTCGATCATCATACGCGCGTATGGTGCGCCCACGGATGGCAGGACATCAAACCCATAGCCGCCGAGCTGTTGACACGACTGCCGTTGCAATCGAACCCAAGCAAGGACGGTGTATGGGGCACGTTCAACGTTCGCGGCCACTTCTACAGTTTCCGCGTGCGCATGGGCGGTATCACCGTGGATTTCACGGACGTGCGCAATGTCACGCGCGACGATGGTCTGAATGTTTCACGCGAAACATTCGGAGGCGCGGACGATTTGGAAACCACGTGGAACATCGCGCAGGAATGCGCCGCCCTGAATCTCAAGGGCACTACGATAGCATCCATGGCGATGACCGACTATATCGACGGGGATTACGCCGGATTCAAGCGCCATTTTCCGTCATTGGCCAAGAACGATTATCATCGGATGCGCCCCGCCTACTATGGGGCGATAGTACACAGCAAGCCGGGCGAATACCGGGATTGCCGGAGCTGGGACGTAAATAGCCTCTATCCGAGTATCATGCGCGATGCACCCATGCCGGTAGGCTCGCCCATATGGTACGACGGCGAATATCGACATGACAATGACTATCCACTGCATATCGATATCATTGCGTTTGACGCGCGATTGAAACCGGGTGGAACGGCGACGCTCACCAACATCCTCCCCGTATGGGGGTATGAGGGCGAACGCTTGGATAGTACGTTAGGCGTCGTAACCATGCCCGTCACGGATGTTGACTGGGAAACGCTGACCGAAAACTATGACATCCATGTGTGGGAGCATGTCGGCGGTTGGAAATTCCGTAAATCGCACGGACTTTATTACAACTATGTTGATAAATGGTTTCGCGTGAAACAAACCGCAACCGGAGAACGTCGGCAAATGGCGAAACTGTTACTGAACTCGCTGGTGGGAAAATTCGGGGCCTCGCTGTACCGGCCCATGCTGCACCCGAAACCATCGGCGGACGGGGGTGTGGATTTTATCGTGGACAAGCCCGAGTCGGCCAGCAGTCTGGCGTGGCTGCCGACCGCCGCCTATGTCAACGCCCACGGGCGTCAAACACTATCCCGTGCGATGAACGCAAACGCCGACCGCGTACTCTACGCCGACACCGACGGCATGATATTGGAGGGGTTGGACGCGCCCGAAGGTATGGAAACGGATGACCGGAAGCTTGGGGCGTGGAAAAACGACCATACCTATGAGAGGCTCCGCATCCTCGGCAATCGTAAATATTGCGGCGTGGAAACGAATGGTGACACGGTAATGCGGTTGAGTGGCGTGCATCGTGCCGCCCCCATCCCCTATGATGAGTTTTTGCCGGGGTCACGTCATCTCAATGACGACGGCCATGCCTTCGTGCTATAATATCCGGTAGCGGGGTGTGCGTCCCAGGTCGATTCGATGGCCCGACCGTGAGGCAGATCGGTAAGGCGATTCGGTCGGAAGTAGACGTGCGCAGCCAGCGCCCAGCGACGGCGAAGGAGCCCGCACAGCCTAGCAATTCGGCATGGCAGCGTGATTGCTGCCATGCCCCCTACTTTAAGAGGTGATTATGGACGATACCGAAAACAATGAGCCGGACACCACGCCCGACACCGAACCGGACACGACCGCCGACGATAATACGCCGAACCCGGAACCCGAGACGCAGGACGACAGCGAACCCGAAGACGCAGGCGATGACAAGACCGCCGACATGGCCGACCGTCTCAGCGCCTTGGAAGCGACCGTGGCGGAACTATCCAAAACCGTTGAGGCGATGCGCGACGCGGCAGCCGACCATGTGCTCAACGACGGCCCGGATGATAACGCGACGCTGGAATCGGCTGAAATGACCGACAATGACTACAACGGCACCTACAGTACATTCGATGACCTATTTGAGGACTGATAATCAGGAAGGAACAACCATCATGTCAACCACTCCAGTGGTGACGCCGAAGCAGCAGCTTCGCCCGCTCACCGAATTCAACAACGCGCAGATTCTCAATATGATTCGCAATGAGGCATCACCCGAATATCAGCGGCGCATGCCCTCGGCCACCCAGATGAACATGGATAGGCAGATGGCCACCCTCATGTCATCCACTCAGCTCAAGAACGAGTTTTACTCGGCGTTGGTGAACCGTATCGGCGGCACGTACGTGAACACGTGGCGTTGGAACAACCCGTTGAGCGTGTTCCAGCGTGCATCTCAGGCGTATGGCGACACGTGGCAGGAAATCGCCGTGGGCATGCCGCTCGCACAGGTCTATGACCCTGATGCGGAATACTTGGGCGCGGATAATTTCCGCAAGTGGAAGATTGACGTGGACTCGCTTTATCACCGTCTGGACTTTACTCACTGGTATCCGGCGACCACGGCTGATAAGACGCTCCAGCGCGCGTTCACGTCCGAAAACGGCCTAGCTTCGCTCACTTCCCAGATTCTCACTTCCTGCTACAACGCCGCCGAGGTTGACTTGTTCGAGGCCATGTGCCACCAGTTCGTTGAGTATGCGAAGCTCGGTGGCTATTGGCGCGTACACATGGAGCATGATTTGAACAACATGGGCAGTTCGGAAACCGACGCCCGCGCCATGCTGCGCCAGATTCGCGCATGGGCCGACACGCTGAAATTCGTGTCCACCCGATACAATGCGCGCCACATGCCGACGTTCGCCCGCCCGGACGAACTCGTGTTGTTCTGCTCCCCCGAAGTCAAGTCGGCGCTTGACGTGCAGGGCCTTGCCACAGTGTTCCAGCGTACCGACGCCGAGCCGACCATCGACCGGATTATCGTCATCCCACAGGACAAGTTCGATATGAATGGCGTGCAAGCCATCCTCACCACGGACAAGTTCCTCATTGACATCCCCGTTATCAATGAGATGACCCAGCAGACCAACCCGGTCAATATCAATTCGGTCAACCATTATCTGCATATCCAGCACATTATCTCGGTGTCCGGGTTCGCCCCAGCCGTCATGTTCTGGACGGGCCCGGGCTCCACCACGAACGTGGTGGCACCTACCGGTACGACGGCCAAGACGCCGACCTTCCAACTCAAGCTCGCTATGTACGGCGGTGGCACGACCACGCCGGAGAACGTGGCGCGTGGAGGCGCGGTGCAGGTCACTGCCGATACGGCCATTGCCAACGATGGCGCGGCCACGTTCCGGTCGAATGCCGTCGAATATCGCATTGGCGACACCGCCAAGCCGAAGAGCGATTACACGTACATTTCGCCCACTGGCGTGCTGGTGGTCGGCTTGGATGAACCGAACACCGTTATCCCGGTGACGGCGACCGCATTGTACACGAATCCGGCGACCCCGGAGGTGCCGGGCACGGTATCCGCCGCACTGGAAGTGCCCGTGGTCGGTGATGGCGTCATCGGCTTTAATCCGTCAATTGTCGCATCGATTGCCGTAACCGTCCCGGCGGTGACTGTGAACCATACGGCGCAGGCGTCCGCTACGGCAACCATGATTGACGGGCGTACCGCCGACGTGACCGCACAAGCCGCATGGACGTCCGAGACCCCCGGGAACGCCACCGTGTCCGAATCGGGCGTGGTTGCCGGCGTCAAGGCCGGCGCGTCCAATATCACCGCAACCCTGTTCGGCGTGTCCGGCGAGAGGCAGGTGACAGTATCCTAGTGATACAACGAGAGGGTAGCCGGTTGGCTACCCTCTCTCACGGCGTGATGCAGGACAAGGCCCGGAGCGCAAGCCACGTGAGCGCTCCGGGCTTTGTCATACCGGAGGTTGGATGATGATTGATGACGCGAACCCCTAGTGGACAATACCGGCCCAGTCACTGGAGTGGCCGCCGGTTCCACCAAGCTGACGGTCGCGCTGTTCGGTGTCAGCGGTCAGGGCACTGTGACAGTCGCCTAATCTGCGATATAATAAAAGGGAGTGTTTCACGTGAAACACTCCCTTCTTTATGAAAGGGATAGTATGCTGAGAGATATCAATCCTAACGTCGAAGCGACGTTTAACTGGGCTCAATGGACGCCCAACACATCGCTGAAACTCTGTAACGTGCCGTGGGATAGTAGTTACCGTGACCTAGCCCGGTTCGAATCACCGCAGAAACAACAGGAATGGTTCGACCGACGGCCCGGCATTGACAGGGTGCATGGGGTCATGCACATGTTCGGCCAACCCGTGCGCGTCGAACTGCCATTTAACGAGGCGTCCAACTACAACTATGTCGTGGTGTATAACGACTACCCCGACTTGGAGGCGCCACGGTATTGGTATTATTTCATCAACCACGTGGATTACATCAATGCGTACACTACTCAGCTCACTGTACAGTTGGACGTTTGGCAGTCGTTCCAGCATGTACTTAGGTTTGGTTCATGCTATGTGGTGCGGGGCCATATCGGCATTGCCAACGAAAAACAGATGACCGATTATGGTCGCAGTTATCTCGCACTACCCGAAGGGCTGGACACCGGTAGTGAAATGGTGACGGTAAACCAACAGTACAAGTCTCTTATCGGCATGAACGGGAAAAATCTGAATTACGGCGTAATAGTCGTGAGCACGGTAGATTTGTCAGCGGACGCGGGCGGTCAGGAAAAACCGTCTCTCACTACTGCGGGCGGCTCTCTGTTTGAGAACATGGCCAACGGTGCTGAAATACTGTACTTTAAGGACATCCAGTCTATCCAAGTGTTTATGGGAGTGGGCTCTACTTTTTCATGGATAACACAGGGTATTGTAAACATGTACATGATACCCTCTTTAGATGATGACTTTCTTAAGCAATCCGGCCATGTCGTAGATAAGCTGTTTGGGAAAACACTCCCTTCGGAATTGAATAATCGTATCTACCGTTTCCCCCGGTCGGCCACAAATGCGCCCAGCAGATATGAAGACATTATTACCATTAATGATTTTCGTGATAATTTTAATATCCCCAAACGTTATAAAAACCTTAAAAAACTCAAATGCTACCCCTATTCTACTGTTGAATGCACTTGCTTGAATGGCACTAATATCACCTATAAGCCCGAAAATATCCAAAGTGATGATCTGGTTATCAGAGAGGTGCATAATTACGCGCCCAATGGCGCGCGCTTGAACTTTTACCCGGTTGGGTACAATAAGGCGGGTGCAAGCGAGATTGCTCCTCTTGATAAAAACAATGGGTTGCCCATTGATGGCGGGGAAATGTTGGACGCCGCGTTTGGCATCAGCAATTTCCCTCAATTTGTGATAGTCAACAATGGCGCTCAGTTGGCAATGGCAAACAGTGCCTACACTCGTGCCTACAGTCAACAGTCCGCTGACTGGGCGTACCAAAAAGCGCAGATGGGCATCAGCCAGTCTCTTGCGGCCACGGCCATGCAAAACCAGTACAATACCCAAGCCAACAAACTCGCTATCGGCAACCGCAACGCCAATAACGCGATACAAGCAACCTCGCTTAACACCAGTCTGGACAACACGACGTATATCAACAATCAGCGAGCTGACCTCGCACAGCTGAACAACGTGGTCAACGGCGTGGTCGGGGTGGCGGGCAACGCCGCTTCGGGCAATGTCGGGGGCGCGGTATCGGCATTAGGCGGTGCGGTCATGAATGGTGTCAACACTGAGGCAAACCGCAGTATCAACAATACCGCCGCCCAACTTTCCACGGCGAACTCGCTGAGTGCCAACGCGGCCACAACAAGTCAGGCCAACACATACGGCTCTCAGACTACAGCGCTTTCAAACCAGTTGGCCCAAAATATGGCGGACATGAACGCGGATTACGCGCAACGTTCCGCGTTCGGAGACTATCAAAACACCATTGCGGGTGTCAATGCACAGGTACAGCAGATGCAATTGACTCCCCCGACCACATCCGGTGCCATCGGCGGAGACGGTTTTAACCTCGCGAACGGTATTGTCGGGGTGTTGGTTCGATTCAAGACGTGCGCACCCTCAGCTCTGCGGAGCGTCGGAGAGTACATGTTGCGTTACGGGTATTTTATCCAGCGTTTCATCACGCCGCCGCAATCGCTGGAATGTATGACAAAATTCACCTACTGGCAGATGCAGGAGTGTTACGTGCGAGGCGATTTGCCCGAGCAGTATCGGCAGACCATTAAAGGCGTGTTCGAGTCTGGGGCTACTATATGGACCAACCCGGATGATATCGGCGTGACCGATTGGGCGGATAACGACCCATTGCCGGGCATCTCATTCTAGTGCTATACTGGAGGCATGTCCAGGTCAAGGAAAAATCAGAATCGCAGGGGCGGCGCGTTGCATCCGCGTGGCAATTACGCCAAGGCGCGCGCCGCCGACCTTGACGCAATGTACTATCACCTGTTGACTGAACTGGCACTGAACCGGTTCAGTTGGCGGGGGCTGCCGCCAACAGTGGATGAACGATGGCTGGAAATGTGTCTGTGTGAATACGGGTGCGCGCTCTTTTTCGAGGACAAGCGTATCGGCAGGTTCCTCGTCACGCAAGCCGGCTATCAGGGACGACTGAACGTGTATAATAATCCAACGTGCTTCGAGCCGGTGGGCGTCAACTACCATTACCGGCAACTCAAGGCGGGCCGTGAATGCATTCCGATTTGGGATAATCGCATGCGCATGTCATTTAAAGATATTCTATGGCAGTATGCGAGACGCCTTGCCGACATTGATAAAGCGTATGATGTGAATCTGGAAAGCCTGAAACTTCCTACTATCATCACCGCCGACCCGCGTACCAAGCTCACCGTGCAGAACATGCTACAACAGCGGCAGGATGGTCAGGACTATATTATAGGATACGATTCGCTGGACCCCGGTAGCATGTTCCAGCCGTGGCCGAACACAACACCTTACCTGTTGGATAAGTTCGTCCAGCAGAAAGCGCAGGTGACCAACGAGGTGTTGGGGTACTTGGGCATCCAATCCAGTGGCACCGAAAAAAAGGAACGGCTTATTTCCGATGAGGTGGCGCAGGCCAATGAAAAGGTAGACGTGTTTCGTTTGAGTTTTCTCAAGGCGCGGCAGGCGGCGGCGACGGAAATCAACCGGTTGTGGCCACAACTGAACGTGTGGGTGGAGTATGCGGACACGCAAAGCTCCGGCGTGCCCAACGCGCTGGATTCGAGCGCAAGCGGGACCACGGATATTGATATGCCCGCGTCATACGACGCGGGTATCGGAGGTGTATTGTAATGGCACAGGATTTTAGCGACTATGCGATGGCAACGCCCGGCGAATACACGGAAACATTGGGCAATCTCATTGCGTTCGGATATGACACGGACGCCGAACTGCATCTCAGCGCCGACTATTACCCGATTTACAACGAATCTCACCGCGCGGAGTTGAATGAAAAGATCGTCCGCCATTACGCGCTTAGGGAGATTGGTCAGGAAACCGCCCAGCAGTTCGTTTTTTACTTGGGGATGACGATGGCGGAAATCATGCCATATTTTAATGAGCGCTACAGAACGCTGGCGTTGGAATATGACCCATTGAACACTATGGAAATGGTCAGTGAAAGCCTGTCCAATACCGTAGCCCAGTCCAGCGGCAAAACCAGCGCCTCTCAGGATAGTGCAACCCGAAGCTCTTCGGACGGCACCAGCTCAAGTAACACCAAGTCCCAGTCTTACGACTCGGAAGTGCCCGCAACCGGCGTGCAAGGTGATTTTGCTCGATACGCGACTCATGCCAATCAGGCGCAAGCGGATACGGACGGCAGTAGCCATAGCACGCAAGATACCTCTTCCCAGTCCCATAGTACATCCAGCACGGAATGGCAACACGACGCTACGGATGGGAGTACCAAATCCCACACGTCGGGCCGCTCCCAGTCCGCCATGAGCCTGATACAGGAGTACCGACAGGCGATTATCAATGTGGACATGGAGATCGTGCGGAGCCTCGAACCGTGTTTCATGCAGGTGTGGGGCTCGTATGATACTATTTTCAGTAACTGCCATAATTATGGAGAATGGGAGTAATCATGGTTGCCATCAACGCGCTGATTCCACGGCAACGCTTGTTTGACGGGGTGCCCACGTCGGTTCCTTTCACGTATCGGGATGGGCTGACCACGTTGCAGTTGATTGAATGTCTACGCCATAATCTCGATACCCTCCAATGCGATTTGAGCAAGCTGGAAGAGACCACCACCGACCTCGCGGCATCCGTGGACAAGGCGCTTGCGGATACCGTGGCGCAAATCAACAAGGCCATGTCCGACCTGCGCGCGGAACTGCTGGCTCTGATTCATGAGATGGAACAGCAGGGCGTGGCAACCTCCCCGGCGTACGGCACCACACAGCCGCTCGGAGAAGTGCTTGGCGGCATGTATGACAATGCGCGCAATCACGGATTGTTCTGGGGCGACTATGACAACATGCGGTTGACCGCGCGGGAGTACGACGGGCTGTTGCTCAAGGCACGCGAATATGATTTGAGGGCAACCGCCGTGGATAATTGCGTGCCCGGTGACTTTCCGGGCCGAACACAGTTCCCCTACGGAAAATCCATGCCCGAGAATCCGCCCGCCGACATGGCGTACATCACGCAATCCGAAGCCGATGCGCGCTATGTCGAACGCAACCCAACCGCCGACAATTTCGACAGAAAGGAATAACCATCATGAGTGCAACCAACCATACCGAAAACTATAATCTCTCACAGTTCGTCGGCACCGACCGCCCCACATGGCTCGGTGACTATAACGACGACATGAAGAAGATCGACGCCCGGCTTAAGCGGAACGCGGACGACATTGCGACGGCCACGGCGGGCGGCCTCAAGACCGTGGCGCACACCGCGGACCTCACCGGCAGCGGTACTGGTGATTCCCCTCTTGGCGTGGCGACCACCATCGCCAGAAAAACCGACATCCCGGACGTGAGCGGTCTCGCCACCACCTCCGCCCTCACTTCGGGGCTTGGGGGCAAGGTCGATAAAACCGCCTCGCAGCCCGACACGCTCGGGTTGACGGCGTCCGAGCTTGATTCCATGTTCAAGGACACGAACGGCATCGTCCGCGTCGGTTCCCGCCGAATGACGGTAAAGGAGTAGACCAATGTCAACCACACAGCATACCGGGCATTATAATCTGCCGACGTTTGGCGACAACCCGAACGACCGCCCGTCATGGCGCGGTGACTTCACCGACGCAATGACGAAAATCGACAATCAGATGTACACCAACGCCACCAACATCACCACGGCGACGGCGGCGGCGAACAACGCGAAGACGGCGGCGGACGCGGCGAAGGAACTTGCGCAGACCAATAAGACCGACATCGCCGAACAGGAATCGTATTTCAACGCGCTCGGCGTCACGTCCACTCAGACCGCGCAGGCGCTGATGACCACCATCAACGGCAAGGCGGAAAACACCGCGTTAACGGCATTGCAGGGGACTGTCAACTCACTATCCGACACGGTTACAGGCAAGGCCGACGCCGCGAATGTGTATACCAAAGCGCAAGCCGACACGACGTTTGCCAAACAGGGCGGATACTCCGGGACCGCGAAAGCGCTTGACGACCGTATTAGAGCCAATGCCTCCCAAATATCGACAACAAGCTCGGCCTTGGAAACATTGCGTCAAAATGGAGTCAATCCCATTGACGTATATCATTCCACCGATAACGTCTACGGGGCAAATATTGACTACCACGCCTACTACTCTCCCATCGCAAAGCTTGTCATACTGCGTGTTACCGTAACAGGCGCGGCGACAAATTGGGCCGGCGGCCTGAATCCGGCAGAGGAGGCCATGCCATCACAATACAGGCCAGCCGGAGCGTTAAGGCAACTGATGGATGTTTTCATCGGGGCGGGGAATACCGTACCGGCACATCTTCTTTTTGGCATCAACTCCGATGGGTACCCGTACGTGGACCAAGCGGGCCCGGACTCCACAACGCAATCAAATTTGAATCTTTCGGCGGTTTTGTCATATTTTGTCGCTGTCTGACAATACCCACCGACCCCATACCCCACGGCCTACCGTCGTGGGGTATATTATTATTTATGGATGATATCGGGAATCCTCATGTTTCACGTGAAACATACCCCGTCCGGGACGCCGGACGGGGTATACTAATATCATGGTAGACGTACAGGCATGGTTGGAGCGAACCCGGAACCAATATTGGGACATGGATGGGGTTTACGGTGCCCAATGCTGGGACTTATGGGCAAAGTACTGCATGGATAATTACAATCTGTCGTTAGGTGATTGCATCACCCCGACAGGCTACGCGGACGGCAATTACACCATGTTCCCTACCACATCCGCCGTGGGGCGCGTTTTTGAAAAAAAAGACGCAAATTATACGCCCGGCATGGGCGATGTCGTGTTTTGGAAGTTCGGCAGTCAAAACTACCCCGGCAGTCACGTAGCCATCGTGTGGGGTGGTATCCAAGGCGATGACATCGATGTACTGACACAAAACCCGACGCCCGCCGTGCATCAGACTTTGCCACTCATGAGAGGTTCACAACTTCTCGGGTACCTTCATCCCACGGCATTACCGGAACCGCCGGAATCCGGCGATAATCCGACAGGCGGCAATAATCCGGGCGTGAACGTGGACGGCGATATCTCCGCGTGGATTCAATTACAGGGCGACAATCTCGTATATCATAGCGGCTCGGGAACGACATCATCGCAGGCCATTTTCTACAAGGCAAGCGCCCAGACTTGGGTGTATCGCGGCGGTACGGGTCAGCCGGACGCCGACCAAGGACAAGGCGCGCCAAGCGTGGGCGACGGCAAAAGCTCATACGCGCTCTATGTCATCGGTACCGTCGAATCATCATTGCGCTGGGATGCGGTCGAATCGAACAATCAGGGCATCGGCATCGCACAGTGGAGTTTCGGACGCCGCTTGCAGGTCCTGAATGCGATGAGGGCGGTGGACGCTGTAGGATATGAGGCGTTTGCCGCCGCCGCGCCGGGTATCGCCGCGCTCATGGAATCAGGCGGCACATTCGATAGAGCGATGACCGGTAGCGAGGTTGCGGCATTCCGGACGTGGGCGCGACGCACGGAATCACGGCAAGGCCAGCGTAATCAGTTCGCACAGGATTACAAGAGCTACCCACAGACGTATGATGATGCGAAAATGCAGATACTGTGGACTTGCGCTTATCACCAAAGCCCGGCAGGCGCGTTGAACGTGCCCCATTCCTCATCACTCACCCAACTGTATAATAATATCCTCAACACATCCCCGTTCGGACCATACGGGACACGCTACAACACCGCCTACTCGCTCCTGAATGTATGGGACGGCACCAGCGCACCACCGAACTTCTGACACAATGACGGACCGGTATATCTACCGGTCCGTCACTATCGTACGATATAATGGATATTATGGAGAAGCTACTAGGCGAGGACGATTATTACGATTATGGGCGCGTATTATCCTATCACGCGCCTTGGATGTTCGTAATCGGCGCTCGCGGCCTCGGCAAAACCTACGGTGCCAAAAAACTGGTCATCGGTGACTGGATTAAAAAACGGTGGCAGTTCATCTATCTACGCCGTACGGCGGAGGAACAAAAGAACAAAGGCACGTGGTTTGCGGATATCGCGGACCAATACCCGGAATTGGAGTTCCGTGTGTCGGGGAATCAAGCCGAATGTCACTGGCTGGATGATAGGGACGCCACCACGGACAAGCACGGCAAGACACGCCCAACATGGCATATCATGGGGTACTTCATCGCCCTCAGTCAGGCCGGACAAGTCAAATCAGTTGCATACCCCAAAGTGCGAACCATTGTTTTTGACGAAATCTTTCCCGACAACATGCGTTACCTTGGAGGCGAAGTCACGGCGCTTGAGGAATTCTACAATACCGTTGACCGGTGGAATGATAGGGTTCGTGTCATCATGTGCAGTAATGCAGTAACGTTGGCTAACCCGTATTTCAGCGCATTCAACATCAACCTGAAGCCACAGTTAGACAATCACACGCAATATCAACGGTATTGCAACGGATTCATCTTAGTGGAATTAGCGGATTACGGCGGCTTTAGTGCCAAAGTCGCCACGTCGAAATTCGGACGGTTTCTACGCGAATATGATGAGAATTATGCGAATTATGCAATCAATAATGATTTTAGGGATAACGCCAATACCCTCATCAGTGATTTTAACGACGCCGGCTATGCGTTCACATTGAGGACCACTGAATACGGTATTTTCAACGTATATCAACAATTAAGTGACACTGACGAGGTACTATATATCATTACCAAAAAACAGCCGAAAATCACTAGGGATTTTACGTTTGATTACCGACTGGTTGATAATGATTGCATCATGCTCAAACGTTCCGATGACATGACGCAGAAAGTGCTGAACGCTTATCGCGTCGGACGGTTACGTTTTGAAACACCGCAAATCAAAGCAGAATTCAGTATGATACTTGGCGGCTTGCTACAACAGTCAGGTATAAGAAAGTGAGGGATATTCATGCCAGCCCATGAGCTAATCGTCATCGGCATTGTGTCTCTATTGGTGCTCATCGATTACGTAACAGGAGTGGTCAATGCGATTATGCACGGCGAATTATCCAGCGAAAAAATGCGGCAGGGGCTCGGGCACAAATTCGCCTACCTTGCGATAATTTGCGTGGCGTTAATCGTGGAATACGGTTCGGGCTACATCAATCTGGGAATCGAACTACCCGTATTCATGCCAGTATGTGCAGGTATTTGCCTGATTGAAATCACGTCAATCATGGAAAACTGCGCGAAAATCAACCCCGAGTTAAACAACTCGAATATTCTCAATATTTTCAAAATCGACAAGAAGGAAAACAATGACAAAGAAGATTAGGGAGTAACCATGAACGGCATCACATGGATAGGGTCCCCCAATCACTACAACGGACGCAACGGCTACGCCATAAGCCACATCACCCTACACATCATGGTCGGCACCCTCACCGGCACCGACAGCGTTTTTCAACGCGCCGGAGGCGCTTCAGCCCACTACGGCATCGGAGGCAACGGCGAAATACACCAGTATGTGAGCGAGAGCAACGGCAGTTGGAGCGACGCAAACTATGCGAGCAACAACAGCACCGTAAGCATCGAACACCAAGGCGGCATGACCGGCGTGCCCTGCACGCGCGCGTGCATGGACGCTTCAGCCCGCCTATGCGCCGATATCGCACGCCGTCAAGGCTGGAGGCGACTGTGGCATGACGGACTCAACGGCAACGTGTGGCTACACCGCGAAATACCCGGCACCGACCACTACGGCTGCCCCGACAAGGCCATCAATGGCCTTGACGTCAACTATGTAATCAACAAAGCAAACCAACTATTAACTAACACTGATGAGGAGGATATGATGCAGTGCATCATCCAGCCCAATGGAGAAAACCGTTTGGTCTATTTTGACGGCCAACGTCTCCATAATCTGACACACCCAGACCAAGTTAAGGCCCTGCAAATGGTTGCCAACCAGTGCGGGCGCACGTTGCCGTGCTTCGCTCTAGGCAGCAAGACCGCGCCATGGGCCACCCGACTTGAAGAAGCCCTGAAGTAAATGAAAGAAGGAATTATGACAAACCAGAACACCAACACCGCCGACGTGACCAGCGTCGGCAACACCGCCGACGTGACCAGCGTCGGCAACACCGCCGCCAACACGGTAAGCGACCCAACGACGGACACTACGCCGAACGTCACAAAACTATCCAACACCGACATGGACAAAGTACTCAACGCTTGGAGAGCGGACGTAGACAAGGCCAAGCACGCAGACGGCTACACGCCAGTCTTCAACGATACCGTGCGCACCATCATCTACATCATCGCTTTGACCGCATCCGTGGCCGGCTTGGGCCTCATGACCTTCGGGCATGCCGACATCGGCGGATTCATCAGCACTGCGGCTGGCATAATCGCCGGCGGGTTCGGAGTAGCATACAACCCACTACGCCAAAACTGATTACCACTTGAGAATTGAGACTCAAAAGCCCCCTAGGCATATGACCTAGGGGGCTTATTTATTACGCGACACTCATTTAAACAATTATGTCAGTCACCATACAAAATCATAAATTGAGACAACGTATGAACAACAGAAAAACAGCGAGAAATCTACGCGCTTAAACCATGGACAAAACCACGCGCTTAAATTACGAGATAAAACAACACGCAGAATTGACAACAGGAAAGAAGGGGGCAAAATAGAAGACAACAGAAACGACAACAGATGACAGAACAAGAACGGCAGCAAAAAACACAGAGAACAACACAAACACAAAACACAGAACAGAGCAGCTATGGAAAAAGGATAGCTGCTGGGGCCCCACCC